GGATTATTTGGATCTACGCCTGCAATAGTTCCGGGAGCCGATGGTGGCTTTGCGGCACCCGGTGTTGGTGCTGGGCGTTTAGCTTTCATGGCCGCCATTCTGGCCCGCTGATCTGCCATCATCTGCTGTGGCGTAGGCACTGCTTTTTGCATGTTGGCTAGCATTTGTTCAGGAGTTGCTCCAGGTTGTGGTAATCCAGCATTTGCAACCAACTGTTGTGCTTTGGTTGGTGCTGCTGCTGGTGCAGGTGCTGCTGGTGCTGCCGCTGCCTGAGCTCGTTGTGCTGGATCTGTTGCCATATTTGACGCCGCACCTGTTTGTGGCGCTGCTGGTGCTGTGTTTGCTGCTTGACTGTCTTTTGCTGCATTGAATGCCGGTGTTGCAGCTGGTGCAGATGATTTAATACCTGCCATTGGGCTACCTGAGCCTGCTGGTGCTGGTGCTGTGTTTGCTGCTTGACTGTCTTTTGCTGCATTGAATGCTGGTGTTGCAGCTGGTGCTGTGTTTGCTGCTTGACTGTCTTTTGCTGCATTGAATGCTGGTGTTGCAGCTGGTGCTGTGTTTGCTGCTTGACTGTCTTTTGCTGCATTGAATGCTGGATTTGCTAGCTGTTTAATACGATTCAATTCTGCTGTATCTGCAGCCGCTTGTTCACCTGGATTACCCACACCTGTGGCCGCACTTGTGGCCGCTGGTTCAGCCGCAGGAGCTGCCGCAGGAGCTGCCGCAGGAGCTTGATCAGCCGCTGTAGCAGGAGCTGCACCTGTAGCACTTGCCGCAGCTTTTTCAGCATCAGTTTGTGTTGTCACATTGGGAAACTGTGTTTGTGCTGCACGAGTTGCTGGTCCCATGATGCCGTCAGCTTTGATCTGTGCGCCTGCTGCAATCAATTTATCTTGTAATGCTTTCACGTTAGGGTCTGATTTACCTCTAGTAGTAGTTCCAGTTGGTGCGCTGGCTGGAGCAGCAGCTGGTTTAGTCATTGCTTGCCCAGCTGCCAATGCAGTTGCGCCAAGACCCAGACCTGCTGCTACTTTGCCGCCAGTTGTTTTCAATGCATTGCCAACTGCCTGGCCAGCTTTCTGGACGCCGCCTACAATTGCATTTCCAACCGGAGCGGCATATTTTCCTATAGTGCTCATTATACCTTCATTAGCATACTGTTCGTTTTCAACAACAGCCATGTATTCTTTCAAACGGTTCACACGGTCTTTTAATTGTGATTCTGTAATTTTTTTCATGTTATTTCCTTATAGTCCTGCTAAATGTTTGATATGGCCCAACTCAGTATTGGTGTTGCCACTTGGGTCTGCTTTGTCAATAAGTTGTATCACCCGACGAAGATCTTGGCGTGATGCGTTTTTAAAATCGCCATTCTTGAAACCTTTCATCACATTTATCTTGGCTCTGGTTCCGCCAATTGTGAAGTTTTTAGCTTCTTTGTTCCAAAATCCTGAAATGCTCTTGAGCATTTGCTGAACTCCGCTTTCATGGGATCCTTCATCGTCTTCATCATCGTCAAAACCAAAATCTTTTGGACTCATTCCGCATTCTTCAATACAATCGTGCAAAGTCATTTCTTTGTGGCCAAAATCCAATTTTGTATCCAGTTTGGCACCATGCTTTTTAGCTGTGTGTATTGCTTTAATCAGTTTGGCTTTGGGGTGTGCGCTTTCTGCAACTGGTGCAACTGGCGGCATACCTGCTTCTGGCCCTGGAGGTGCTGCTGGTGGCATACCTGCTTCTGGTCCTGGAGGTGCTGCTGGTGCTGGTGCCGCGCCCGGCGTTGGTGCAGCTGCACCTGGTGGAGGAGTTTCTCCACCAATGGGTGTGTCATTTGCACCACCATCTAATTGTTTGCCAGACACAATTGTTTGTGCAATTTCTTCAACATCACCTGTGGTTGAGCTTTCTAGACTGGCGTCTTCTATTTTACCCGTGGCCAGATCATGTATGTACTTTTTAACCATGGTGCCAACATCGTCTTCATCCGACATGCCGCTCAAATAATCTTCAGCAAATGTTTCGCTATCGATAATACCTTTTAGGCTCAATGCTGCATTGACTCCGTCTACACCTGGAGTTAATCCGCCAGCCAATAGACCTTTTAATTTTTCCAATGCTGCTGATTGTTTGGCAACATCAGAACTAAACAGTTCATTTTCACCCTCTTGGCTGTCTTCATCTTCTCGCACAATTGAATTGATGAAAGACTCAAATCTGCCTTCAGGATCTAAACTTTCATCTTTCTTGTTTAGTTTTTCTGTCTCACGGCGAGCCTTGTCACTCATGTTAGTGACCCGGCCGCGACCGTCTTTGTCAGTGGCTTTTTTCCATTCGCCTTCTTCTTTCCAGCGAACAACCTTGCCGTTTTCATCTTTTTCTTCTGAACGCAACTCGCTTAACACATCATTGGGACTTAATTCTCTCACAGCAATATTCTCACCAACCAATCGATAGATATAAGGAAATGCTGTTTTTAATTCTTCGTTAAATGTGCGTATTGTTAATCTGTTGACCCAGTCATTTAAGATATCTTCTGGAATTTCTTGGTTTTCTTGTGCTTGGAAACTTTCAGCAAATTGTTGATAGAATGCAGGACGTTGTAAGCTGTGTACTTCTTTTTTTACAACATTGATACGTTCGCTCACCTGTTGGTTGATGTCATCCATGGCTTCTGACAATGTTTCATTGCGGCCAACATAACCTTTGAACTTGCGTAATTGTGCTAATTCTTCACTTAGACTGGTAATGTGTTGACCAATAGCATCGTACGGATGTCCGCCAGCTTTGATATGCTCTGCCAATGCTCTGGCACCGTTCAGGTGTTTGAAAGGATACTTGAATCGTTCACCTTGAGAACTTTCCACATAGATGCTTTCAATATGCATTGTGCGCCCTGCGGCAAGTTCAGCGTTAACTGGCTGACTGTGTTTGACAATCAACTTGGCTTCGCCAAGATCTTGGTAACTTATCTTCGAAGTACCGTACATTTTACTTTCCATCATGGGTGACATGGGTTCTTCCTTACGTTTTGCTTTGAATTCATAATCTCGTTTGTCTAATTGACTTTTGGCAATATTTTGCACATCAAAATTCAACAATCGATCTTTGGCAAATTGCCTAAAACTTTTGATAAATTTAAATGCACGGTGATTTCGATTTGATGCCAAATCTCCGACGAGTTGAACCACAATACCGTCGTCTTCGTCCAATGTGATGGATACATTGCCCATGCTCACGCCTTCATCTTTGTATTCAAACTCAAAGAATCTGGCCTTGGGTATATCTTGTTTTTTACTCAACACAGTGGCGTTTTCGTCACCTATTTTGATGTTGGGAAAACGGGTTTCTATTTTGCCATAGAGGTCCAGCGCAATTTTATCTAAATTAGAATTCATCTTATATTTATCACATCCCTGTGGAAACGAATATAGGCAAGGGCGGCTCCCAAACATCTGCCCCCAGCTCACTGGATACTCTCATCAGTTCAAACACCGCTGGATCCCACTCTGCCAACACCAAACTCATGCGTACTATCAGCAATAATGCTGCTACCAAGTCGTCATGTTGCCCAACTTTGGCTTTAAAACTAGTACCTGCAGCGATAAACGTTTTTAATTCACTTATCAACGGCCTACTGTTCAAAGTCATTTTTCCTTCTTCTATCAAGTATTTAACTTTGGCACATGTTGAGATTTTGTTACCAAATGTGGTGTTAAATCCTTTGCGAAACTTCTTCACATGGCCTTTGCGCATGGGTTCACTAAGGAACAAACCTGGAAATGTTTCTTCCCCCAAATTAGCAATAACAACCAGCGCACTTTCGCCCACGGTGTTGTTTTCAACGCTCCAATATATTTGATTGTAGCTTTCTCCGCCTATTTCGCCTGCTATGTATATCAGTATGTCTCTAAATATCTTGACTTGTTGCTGTATCGGCGTCACATTGTGTTGCCATTCTGCTATTTGTATCATTTCAGGCATTTGAAATACTTCAATGGCACCATAGTCTCCGCCTGTGCCCAAACTGGGATCAAGTGCTATGAGGTACAGCTTGCCAGGGTCAGGTTTCCGCCACCAACGAACTTGCCCCATTTTAAATGATGTTTCTTTGCCGTTGAGTTCTGCTAGTTTTAAACTGTTGATCAGCGTTTCGTCAAACACCAGAAATTCACAACCGTATTCTCGACGAAAACGTTCTTCGCCAATGCGGCCCATCTCAACACGTTTCCATTCATCGTCACGATCTGGATGTTCGTGCCATTCTGCTCGGAATCCATGAAATCCGTTGCGACCAATTTTGTCTTCTTTTTCATTGCCAAATTCATCAAACAAATCTTGACTGTCTTTCCAGATAACAGCAAACTCGTCTTCGTCACTGTTGGGTGTTGATGTAATGATTGCGCGACCACCAGTTGCTAGTGTCGGGGATATCGAAGTCCAAAACTCCGTGGCGATGTTTGGTTGCACAAATGCAAACTCATCACAATACAGCAAGGATATTGACATGCCACGACCAGTGTTACCGGTAGTAGTTGCTGAAACAATTCTTGAGCCGTTATCAAATTCAATACTCCCTTTGTTGTAGTTAACAACTCCTGAACGAATATAATCGTCACAGAGTTCGTATCCATAACGGATACGTTGCATAATTTCTTGAGAGCCTGTGTACTTGTGCGCCGCAACTAGAATAGTTTGATCTGGGTGAAACATGGCAAACCACAACAAGTATGCACTTGCACATGTGGTTTTTCCACTCTGGCGTGGCAGCATGTTGATGTTAAAACGATAATCGTGATATGCTTGCAACAATCTTATTTGATAATCAAAAGGCTCAAATTTCATCTTACCTTTGGTAGGATGCTGAATGTGAAAGAAGTGTTTGGCAAAATGCAAATAACCTTCTTTGGGGTCAGCACAGGCCAACAAGTGCTTGACTTGTTCTTCTGTGAACTTTTCTTTTGTGTGGGCCTTTTTTGTTAAGACCCCGTCAAGGGATTTTGCCATATTGTTATTTAATCAAAAAAATAGACCCCGGAGGGTCTATTTGGCACTATTGAACAGAGTGCTAACTGCGACGAATTATTTAAAAACGTGGTGCGTCTGGGCGTCGGGCAGCGTTGGCTTGTGCCGCCCTGTCGCGCAAGCTACCCGGACGAGTGTTGGGATTTCCAGGTGCTGTTTGTCTACTAATGGTAGGGTTGCCAACAACTGCCGCACTAGGAACTCCTTGAGTTGGCATTGGCGCAATATCTGGCCTTCCAGCTTGTACTTTATACTTGCCGCAAAATTTAAAAGTTTTAATACCTTTGTTACGAGCAATCTCAATAGCTTTTTCCTTGCTACCTGCTTTGATTTCTGGGATGCTGTCCGAGTTTGGATTTAATTCCATAACAACTTGAGTACCGGCAATTTCTCTCATACGGTCGAGTCCTTCTGTTGCAGGAATTAATTGTTCGTTTTCTTTAACTGGAGCAAACGTTGGTTTGCCGTTGCGAGTTACTACACTGCCAGTGCCCATGCCTGGAGCATTGAACCACGGGTCGGATGTATTACTGCCCGGCGATGGAACTGTGACAATCTGGCACCAATCAAACTCTGGACATGCAGCCTTCTTAGCTATAGCATAAGCTGCATTGAATGTTTTCTGTGCCATGATTTGTGCTTTAACTTCAGGGCCACATTTTTCTTGTGGGCTAGGTGACGACATTGCTGCAATGCTGTCTGACGGCGCTTCTGGCTCAGGAGCAATGTATGATAGGTCGTCTTCTGATTCGTTTAATTTTCGATTTAATGCAAGCGATTCCGCCATTGGTTTGCCTTTGATTTCCTCGTACATAGCTGCTAACTTGCCAACCAAACCTTCTTGCACATGCCAGTGATGACGAATCAAACTGTTGCTGCCAGGAGCGCGAGACAGTGGGCTCGAACCACCTTTGCTGTTCATATCATCACCGGTGAAGGTCACTGCATCGACACCGTGTGTGTGAGTTCCTGCATCTCCGTGAGCACTGTTACCAAATGTTTGGCCATCGTCTCCCATTTCTTCTTCAACTTCTTTTTCTGGAGTATGTGTGCCCTTGACTTCACCTGTGCTAAAATTTGTACTACCACCTGGATATTCTGCGGTTAACTCACCTAGTTCTTGATTGTCCGTGCCACGATTACCATAATCAGCTTGGATGTTGTCCATCATACGATCATGAATTTGTTCAAAGTCATCATCGCCGTGTAAGCCTGCATCGATAGAAATATCATCATACTTGTCTTGTACAGCTTGTTCAAGTTCTCTGCCGTACTTGCCTACTTGGGCATGGTACAGCATATCTGAACCGTCGTCGGAATTTGCAACTTTGCGAAAAAATTCTTCAACGTTGTTGTTCATTCCTTCTGAGGCCATTGCATGTATCATGTCGCCCATGATCGGTTCTTCATGATCCGGTTCGTGATGTGCTGGCTCAGAGTCATGACTGTCATCATGATCGCCGCCTGCGTCGATACGGTGTAATATATCCATCAAATCACGAACTCCGCCTGCACCTGCACCATTCAAACTCACATTCATGCTGACGTTGTCTTGTTGCTTGGGTGGCTCACTGTGACTCATGCCACCCAAGCCGCCTAACATGCCGCCCATTGGTCCGCCAATAATTTCAATACCTTCTGCTTCAATAGGATCTGTAACAACTGCTGCTCCTTCATCGATTGCACGGATTTTTTTGTATAAATCTTCAAATTTCATTATAGTGCTCCTTTGGGCAATTTAACCTGCTTAGTGAAAATATTTTTAAAATTTGTTTTTGTTTCCACTTGTTTGACAGATTTTTCTTTACTTGGTTTAGGAGCACTGGCTGCTAAAATTTCATCGTTCACACCTTTGTACTGTGTGCCTTGATGTTTTTCTTTACCTAATTCTTGTAAAAATTTCATGTTATACTTGGCACCAACCAAGTCACTGTTATCACTGTTTTCGTAGTCTGTTCCACCAACAGCTTTGTTGGTACGCTTGTCATTTGCATGATTGATGTCTTGTTCTTTTTCTTCGCCCAGTGTACTGACCTTGACGCCTGATTGAGTCATACCCAATGCGGTGGCCACACGTTCGCGTATCTGTACACTGTTTGCTGGATAATCTGTAGTGACATCAAACACAGTTAATTGAACATTCTTGTGTTCAGGAAAGTCGCTGTGTCTTTCTTGAATAGGTGTTCGGTTGCCAGCACTCACGCCAGTAACATGAAATTGTGCCAGTGCAGTTTTGATTTGCGCAACACAATCTTTTGGACAATCTCCAACAATTTTTACTTTAAATTCGTAAATCTTTTTGTTTTCTGTCAAATAATCTTTAAATGATTTCATAGTATGATCCCAGTACTGTATTTATTTCATTTGCTTTAGTTTTTCAAGCAAGCTGTTTCGATCCGTGATGATAACACCGTCGCCTGTGATGTTGATACCTTCGTCAGCACTGTTGGCATCTTGGTCCAACTTCTGTTTTTTCAACTGAAGATCTATCATTTTTAGCTTTTTGTCTAATTTTGCACTTTTTGCATCAATGGCATTTTTCAGCATAGTGCCAGCAACTTCAAACAATCTAGCACTGTAACGTGCTTCCACATTCATGCCAAGATCCATCAAATCATCATACGCATCTGTGGCTTTTTTAGCCAA